AAAATCAAAAGTCAACTATCACATAATATTTCACGCAAAATGCAAGCACAACCGACATTCTTATCTGTTATTTTGCCGACACGCCGTTTTTCGCACAAAAAACCACCATCAGGAGAAAGATTCTTCGTGGAGGTAATACTAGAATCCGATACGATGGTGGATAAAACAAAAGTTTTTATTTTTGAATTGCGAAGAAATATGCAAGCGACAAAGCACATTCCTTGACTAGATGTATTCAATGTGCGACAGACAGAATGCTAGTGAATCACCCTGCCCTCAAAGTGATTATATCACATTATATATACACTTTCCTCAAAATCTTCATACAATCATCCTTGCATCTCTGACTTTCGAATCGAACATTTCCAATCTTATAGTTTTCAATCACAATCTTGAACCAATCACGCTTCGCACTCAACACGAGAGTGTTCTCATCATGACTATATTCATCAGTCGAATACACCATTCTATTCTTCGGATTATAATTTGATTCAACATATATCTTGTGCGTTTTCTTTCCGACCCAAATGCCATATTTCCGACCATACAAAATGACCACATTCCAGTTGATAGCATCTTCATCACGCTTCTCAATAAAGTTGTTATTATCCCTCAGAAACTCATTATCGATGGCATATTTCGCATAATCTGTTCCCTCAATCAACCGACCGAATTTTGTTTGTTTCTTCACTGCTCGATATGCTTCATTTTTGATATAGTTCACAACAATCAAACCATCCTTGAAAGTTTTGAACTCCGAATCATAAGGCAACGAAAGGTCAAAATAGTTGAAATAAGGATTTGAAATCGAAATCGCATTGCCCAAAAACAGAACCTTGATATCCCTCAATCTACCGATGGTCTCAACGATATCCAACAACGCTTCGACCTCGTTCCTCAAATAGTGATATGTTCCCTTATCAATAATGAACTCATCAAAGATAATCAAATTGACTCTCGAAAAACTCGTGGATTTCAACACATTCGCAGTTGAAAGTGGCACTGCATATCCTGCAACCTCACCATCGACAAGAAATTTGCTCATTTTCTTTCCTTGAACAACTTTCAATTCCAAATCACCGAATTCCTCATTCTCAATCAACGCATCAAAGAATTTCGGAACTGCAGTATCCAACTCGGTTTTGTATCTTCGGACATACACGAATTGTTGTCCATCTTTCAGAAAGTTCTTCACTGCTTTCACGATGCTTCCATACGACTTGCCCACACCACGCTCACCTAAAACAAAATAGAAAATCGCATCGCTATATGAAAAGAGTTTGTCATAATTATAAAAGATTTTTTTATCAAATTTCTCTGCCATAATTCCATTCTACCATGAACAAATATTTTATTCAAAACGCTCATGCTTCCACCTCTGTTTTTCACTGTTTTATTGCATAAACATTTTGCACAAAAAAGGGTCGCAATAAGTCGGAAGCACACATTCTTCCCTAGAAACTACGGAGACAGACTCGTTCATCACGAGGGGTCAAGTGTCATACACTTATCCATCAATCCGTTATGTGCAAGTGCCGAAGAACCACAACCCTATTCATATAATAACATCAAAATCGCAAAAATCAATTCTTGCGTTGTTGGATTATTCATCATACACTGAATATAACAAGCAAGCGAAAGGAGATACGCACAAGGATTTGACCAAAGGACATACAATCAACCACAAGCAACAAACTATCAAATATAATCAAGGAAAACATTCCATGAACGACAATACAAAAGAACTCACACTCAAACATGCAACCGTTATCTTCGCAGAACTCAAGGACAAAGGTTTCGGTCGCAACATCACCATCGATGCAACTGACCCTGCAGTGAAGAAAGCAATCGAAGAATGGGTCAAAGCAAACAACATCAATGGTGGTGAAGCAAAAATCAAAGAATACACCAACAAAGAGGGCAAGACCACTCTACAATATCAATTCAAACTTTCTGAATATACAAAGATTCAGGGCAAGGATGAAAAGTGGGGTGTTGCAGAACTCGGTTGGGGTGCAGTTGTAAACCTCACTGCTCGTGCATACAAATACGAGAACAAGTTCGGCGAGGGCATCTCTGCATCGCTCGCAGGCATCTTCATTGTTGAACCTGCAACCGACAACACCATGTCCAAACTCGCAGAATAAAAATTTTACTCAAAGGATGGTGGATGAGACACTCCACCATCCAACCAAAATCAAATATAATATGTGATAGGAGAACACATATCATGCCAATCAATTACACACCAAAATTCAACAGATATATACGGAGAGTCCTCGATAATTACAATAAAAAGGTCGCTCGACTCCAATCCAAATATCCATCATCTCGTTCGACACCACCACATATCACTGCAAGAGGTCTCAAAAACAACTACGAGAACAAAGGTGAATTGATTGAAAAACTCAAACAACTTGAATCGTTTTCACAAAAGGCGATGCAACAGAAAGTCTCAGTTTCAAAAGACAATGTGCAAACATCTGCATATAATTACAAATCATACCTGCTCAACAAGAAAGTTGCAGAAAACAAGATTCAACACCTGCTCGAACTGAATCGTGCAAGAGACAAACAAGAGGGTCGCATCTTCGGTTCACATCGCACACGCTCACTTGAAGCGAATCTCCGAACGCTTCAATTGACCAACAAACCAAAATTTTCTTATCAGAATTTTCTCGCTTCACAAAATGTCGCTTCACGATATACTGACAGGCGAGAAGAAACCGACAAACAATTCTACGAGAATTTTTTCGACATGTTATGGTCAAATCAAATCTACGCAGAAATTGATGAAGATTTGGTGCAACAGGCTCATGATATGTTCGAACAACTTACACCTGAACAACTGCTCGAACTCTACAATCGAGAACCAGATGTTCAACGCTTGGTCGAGGATTACAACCTCTATACCGACACGCAAGGTTTTGTCATCACCGATGATGAAGCAATCAGGGCAAGAGTTCGTTTTGAAGCGTTGATGGATGAACTACCTGCATTGATTGAAAAATATTCAAAATTATAAGGTGCATCATGGGCAAGAAACATTTTGTTCCACGATTCACTGCAGATTTTGAAACAACGACAGATGATGATGATTGCAGGGTGTGGGCATGGTCAATTTGTTCGATTGATGAAAAATTTGAATTCTCATACGGAAACAACATTTCAACAATCTTCGATTTCTTTCAAAGTCATGGCAACGCAAAATATTATTGGCACAACCTCAAGTTCGATGCATCATTCCTCGTTGATTACATGTTCAAACAGGGATTCAAATACAACGATGACAAAGAACATCCTCGACCTCATACATTCTGCACCCTGATTTCATCGATGGGGTCATGGTTCTGCGTGGATATATGGCTCGACAGAGATGAAAAGGGCAAACTCCGACATGTTCAGATGATTGATTCACTCAAGATTCTGAATTTCTCCGTTGCTCAAGTTGCAAAGGATTTCAATCTCCCCATCTCCAAACTTGAACTAGACTATCGAGAAAAGAGGGAAATCGGACACATCCTGACCCCACACGAAATCGACTACATCCGAAACGATGTTGAAATCATGGCTCGTGCGTTGTTCATCATGTTCGAACAAGGATACACAAAAATGACCATCGCTTCAGATGCCATCACCGAATACAAGAAACTGAACAAGGCATTCCGAACATATTTCCCTGAACTCCCTCTCGAAATGGATGCAGAAATAAGGGAATCATACAAAGGTGGATTCACTTATCTTTCACCAAAATATGCAGGCGAGAAACTCGGTGCAGGCATGACACTCGACATCAACTCAATGTATCCATCCATGATGTATAATCAACCGATGCCGATTGACTATCCAAAAATTTTCTCTGGCGAATACAAATTTGACCCAGAATATCCACTGTATGTCATCATGTTCTCATGCTCGTTCGAACTCAAGAAAGGCAAGATTCCCTCAATTCAGTTGAAACGCAATATGATGTTCCGTTCAAATGAATACATCGAATCAACGAATGGCGAGGTTGTCGATTTGTGCTTGACCTCAGTCGATTACGAACTATTTCGAGAACAATACAATGTCCAGAATCTCGATTTCAAAGGTGGATACAAATTCAAATCTGCAACAGGATTGTTCAAATCATACATCGACAAGTTCATGCAGATGAAGATTGAATCGAAAAAGGCAGGGAACAAGGCTCAAACACTCATCGCAAAGTTGTTTCTCAATTCATTATACGGTCGCTTCGGTCTGAATCCGAATACAGGAACAAAGATTCCGATGTTCGTTGATGGTCAAGTCGCATACAAAATCGAACTCGCACAAGAGGGTGAAAGAAAACCTGTATATATCCCAGTTGCATCGTTCATTACCTCATATGCTCGTGCATTCATCATCCGTTCATCGCAGATGGTTCGTGAATGGTCAATCGAACACAAAGGTTTTGATGCGTATGTCTATTCCGACACCGACTCCATGAAAGTTCTGCTCGACAAATCCGACCTCGATGCCCTGTCATCGGTCATCCCTGTTGATGATTACGAACTCGGCAAATGGGCATGGGAAGAATCATGGGTCGCATGGAAAGGGATTCGACAGAAATGCTATATCGAACAATTCGAGGATGGTTCAATCTCTGCAACGATTGCAGGAATGCCGAAACGACTCGCACCTCTCATCACTTTCGACAATTTCGAAATTGGATTCACCACTGCCGACCTCGACCCTGAAAAGGTCAAAGAGTGTGGTGGATACAAACTCAGATACAAACATGTTGATGGTGGTGTGATTCTCAAGGACACAGATTTCACCATCAAATAGCATGGAATACAAGATTGCTATATTTCAACATACTCGATAAAATTGGAATAAGAAGCAGTGATGAATAATCGATGTTTCTCGCAAATATATAAACAATAATCAGAATGTTCTGGTTTCGTTTCGATTTCGCAAAGAATCACTCGCAAGGGTGATTTTTTGTGATACAATGAAAACGAGGAAGCGTTCCTCAAAATAGCAAATTATAATACACAAATTTGCACTACCCATTTCACACACAAAAGGCACTCTAAAAAAGGGTGTTTTTTGTTTCGAGTTTTCCACAGGCATTGTTGTAAAAATTACAACATAAAATGCTTGACAAATTGACAACTGTTTGGTATAATGTCCGTAGGACATTAACAACGAAAAAGGCAACAACGACAGAGAAAACTGGCGAATGCCAAAACAATATCAATCAAACGAAAGGAAGCAAAATGAAAGAAGCACAAGAAATCGCAAATTACATCAACGAAAGAATCAACTATTGGAAAGAGAACCTCAAAACCGAAAAGGATGAAAGCATGAAAGATTGGACAAATGGTCAAATCTTCGAAGCAACAAAAATCCTCAAGCACATCAACGAAGAATATGGAATCACTCCAAACAACGAACAATAATCAAACGAAAGGAACACGACAATGAAAATCATCACAATCAACACCACAGATTCAAAAATCTATCATCTATCAATCGATGAGGACAATCACAGAAACAATCTCATCAAAGCAGAATATGACAAAGAAGAATTCAAGGATTTCGATGAATTCAAGGAATTCGTTCGCAAAGAATACAATCTAAAATCGACAAGAGATTTTTATGACTGGGCAGGAGTCATAATGATTGAAAACGAACAATAATCAAACGAAAGGAACACGACAATGAAACACTCAAGCATCGAAAAAATGAACCTCAACATCGCACCAGTTCAGGTCGTAGTTGAAAAAGAATTTCTCACAGATGAATTCGACATCTGGACAATCAAAATGACCTCATATGACTATCAGGCAATCCGAAGCAAAATTGATGCCCAGATGGAAATCATCTTCGACAAGGAAACTGGCGAACTCACAACGAACAAGGCAATTTTCAAAATGAAAGAAATCATTCCGTTCGAAAAGATGGTTCAAAAAGAAAACGAATTCAACATCGCTTGCGATATCGCAAAGCAGTATATCAAGGCAAGTTATATCGAAACAGAGTAAACGAGAGGGGATTCAACTCCCCTCTCCGAAAGGAGAATAATATGAAACAACTCGACAAATTCAGATATATCATCGAATACAAATATTTTGGTGATGATGAGAAAATCAGAGTCCATTGTTCAACGAAGAAACAAATAGATTACTATATGAACAATTTGAAAAATGATGAATATGTTGAATTCATTCAAATATACGAATCTTCGTGGTCAATGCAACGCACTCATGATACAATGGAATCAGACAATTAAACGAAAGGACAACATGCCAAACTATCAAGCAATCGGCGAGTTCGCAGTCGAGAAATCAAGCGAGTATGAAAGGGCAGTCAAAGTCCACTCTCAACTCGTGCATCAAAGATACGAACTCGACAAGGAGATTCAGAAAGCAGAATTGAATCATGACACCGAAAAACTCGGCGAACTCTACAAGCAATTTCGCATCCTGAAACAAGACCAACAGGCAAATCTTGAATATCGACAGAAATTCTGCGATGATTTCCTGTTCGAGATTGCTAAAATGGCAAAGGAAACAAACAATGAAAAATGATGAACTCCGTTCATATATCGAAATTTTCAATCGTGAAACAGGCGAACGAGATATGCTCATCACGACAAAGAAGCAGTATGTGAAAGTGTATTCTCAAATGTGCGAATTCAACGATGTCGCAACTGCAATCAAAGTATGGTGCGATTTGTCGAACTGCACGAAACAAGAACTCCTGCGTGAATTCACCCTCGTGGAACTCACAAATACATTCTCCACGAGATATTTCGCAAGAGTCTATCCAACGAAAGGAGAACATGTCAAAAAGTGATATCCGAACGCATATGATGAAGCATGCGTTCTTCAAACCAATACTCGCAAGATACGAAATGCAGAATTTGCAGAAACGCAAGAAACTCGCACTCAAACGAAAGAAACAAGAAAGGCAAAATCGAAAGAAAGGCAGGAAATAATGGGTGATATAACGACAAGAGAAGAAGCATCGACAAGTCTCAAAAGAGACTGGTTCTATAAGGACAAGGATGTTGCACGACCTGTTCTCACTTACAAAGAAATCTCTATTTTGACAGATATGCTCGAGGAAGAAGAACGCAGACTCGGCATCATTCCAACAGACCTGTATGCCAAATTGATGAGGGCAAAACATCTCATCGAAGAACGCAGAATCAAAGGAGATAAGAAATGATTTGCGTGTCGCTTGGATTGATGTTCGTTCTCCTCATTCTGTTGATGTGCATCCTGATTACGAAAGGTGGGGATGATGATACGAACGAATAAGTTTCGAGACATCGCATTGATTCTCACATCTCTTGAACACTTTCATCGCATTCATCAAGAACAAAGTGCAAGAACAATCATGGTTCATGGTGTCGAATTATACAACGAAACAGAAGAAAGATTCTACAGGCTCATCAAGAAATACAATCGCAAATATGAAAGAATGCGAAAACGATGTCGAAAATAGTCTCACACGAATCACCATACTATTTCAACATGTCTCCGAACGGTGCGATGATGTATTCAATCAACATCTGCAAATACATCATTCCAAAGGTCAAGACAGACAGAAATTGGATAACAATCAACATCGGCAAGTGTTATGACCACTCAATCGTGTTCATTCACTCGAACATCAACATTGATGAAAAGTATTCAAATCTGAAAGAATACAAGGATTTGATTCTCGTATGCTCGCAGAAATCCACAATGTATAAAATGCGAAAATACGGACACGCAATCTATCTTCCACTCTCGATTGATGTCGATGAGGTAAAGAAATACCAAAGAACGAAATGCAGGGAAACTGCATATGCAGGTCGCAACGGAAAGATATACTCCGACAGAATTCCACAGGGTGTGGATAAGTTGTGCAATCTGACTCACAAAGGATTGCTCGAACAAATGGCGATGTATAAGAATATATATGCAGTCGGTCTCACTGCACTCGAAGCGAAAGCACTTGGATGCAACATTCTACCATACGACCCTCGATTTCCTGACCCCAGTGTGTGGAAAGTGCGAGACATCAAAACTATATACAAAGAATTGCAAAAGAAAATCGATAAAATTGACAAGGAGAAAAAATGAAAGAAGATTTCATCAAAAGGCAAAACAAACGAGGTGATAAGATTGAAGCACTCATCGATGAGTTCGGTTCAATCGATAATATCCCTAACAAGTTCAAGGATGATATCATCAAAGAAGCAAAGAAAGATTTGCCAATAATCAACGGAATGCATATTGCAATTCTTCAACACGAACTTGAAAAGCGAACGAAAGAAATTGCAATTCTCGAATTGCTCGTGTTTCTCCTATCGCTTGCATTCATTTTGCACATTGTTATAAAATAAAAACGGAGAAAATGTTTTCTGTCGTGCGTTTTCTCTCTTTCGTTTGACCACCTCGCAAGGGGTGGTTTTTTGATTGTGTTATACTAGAAATATGAACAACTGGATTTCAATGGTCGCATCAGTCGTTGCAACAACTTTCATCTGGCTCGTGGGTGGATTCGATGTTGCACTCTCATGTCTCCTCGTTGCAATCGTGATTGATTATATTTCAGGAATAATCAAAGCATATGAAACAAAAACTCTATCTTCGGCGATTGGATTTCATGGAATCTTGAAGAAAGTTGGAATCCTGCTCATTGTGATGCTCGCAGTTCTCGTTGATAGAATCACAATCGACAATGGTGGTGTTCGCACACTGGTCATATATTATTTTGTTGCAAATGAGGGTCTCTCAATCTTGGAGAATCTTGCACAAGCAGGACTCCCCATTCCGAAATCGTTGAAGAACGCACTCAAGGTCATCAAAAAAGACAACAAATAGAAAGGAGAAAGCACGATGGCATACGAACAAGAAAAACAATTTTTCCCTCGTGAAATGGGAACAAAGAAAGGTTGGTGTCTCAAAAATCTTCGTTTGGGATATCGCATTTATGTTGGAAAATACGCATCTGCGAAAAAGGCAATGGAAGCAGGCAAACGCAACGGAACTTTCCATGCAGGCAATCCACCGACAAATGTTTCTGTTCCTGTATATACAACCTCACCATCTCCAAATGGTCATGTTGTTGAATGTGATAGAGGTCAATATTATACAGATGGTAGAAAATACAAACCTGCTCAATCAGACATCATCGGATGGGATGAAATGTGTGATGGTGTTCGTGTTGTTCGTGTTGCATCGACAAAATCTTTCCTACCTGCAAAAGGATATTGGGCAAAATATGATGAGGATGAAAGAGTCGGTTGTCTCGCTCGCTTCATGCGAAAGAATTTCCCTGCATACACTCCTGCAAAAGCACTCGGCAATACATACGGAAACTATCTCTCGGCATCCATCAGAGAATTTCAGAAACGCACAGGTCTATATCCTGATGGCATGACTGGCAAAATCACATACGCAAAATTGAAAGAATACGGATTCAATTACTAGATGGCGATTCCTAGTGTTCCACATTCTACATATGATGAATTTCGCAACGCAGTGAACGGGGTCGGTTTTGACCTCGATAATTTCGCAGGTTTTCAGTGCTGGGATGGCGTGGATTTGCTCTATCAACAAAGCGATGTTGGTCAATATCTCTACACTGCACACAATGTCGGTCAAGGCGAGGGAACTGCAAAATCCTGTTGGCTCAACGATACTGCAAGAGGTCTCAACGGTTCTGGTCATTTTTCAATCATTACGGACAAGACTCAAATCAAAAAGGGAGACATCATTGTTTTCAATACATATGAGGGATGGTATGGTTCGGCAGGTCATATCGGATTCGCAGATGAGGATTATAACGGCACTGAATACATCAATATTCTCTCGCAGAATTTCGGTGCAGGCTCGAATCCAACAACAGGGAAACCATTCAATATTGCTCGTGCGTTGCTCGGTTCTGCGTTTCTTGGTGTTTTTCGATATGATGGATGGCAAGAACCTGTTCCACCGACTCCAACCGAAAAGAAAAAGAAGCATTTTCCATATCCTATCGCTTGGCATCATTGGTGGCATCTCACTTGATTTTTCAAAATAATATTGTGCTATAATGAAATTATGACAGATGAAGAAATAACTCAGTTCTCCGACTCTCTACAATCAAAAATCGGTGAAGAATCGATGGCATTGATTGCAGATGATATCGGAACACTTATCACAAAAAATTCCGAAGCACAAAAGCAACAAAGGAATGCACAAGCAGAGATTGACCGACTCAAGTCGCTCAATGAAAAACTGGTCATTTCAAATGGAAACTTGCTCAAGCAAGTTCCTCAGGAACATCGTGAAGAAAAGTCGCAATCATCGAAAGGTGATGATTCTGAATCTGTCCAACACATCAATCTTGCAGATGCGTTCGACAGGCATGGCAATTTCAAAAGATAAGAAAGGACAAGCAGATGAACAATCAACCTAGTGCAGGTCTCATCACTGCACTCAACAAGATGCGTGAAATGTCCGTCAAAGATGGTGGTGTATATCATCAGTATATTCCAACCATTACAGAGGACACTGACATCTCGAAAATCGGTAGTGTGATTCTCGATACAAATCTCACTCCTGTATATAACGAATTCTTCAATCTCTTGAAGCGTATTGCATTCTTCATGATTGAAAACAAGCGTTTCGCAAATCCACTTTCATTCCTCGAGGGCAGTGAAATGCCACTCGGATATGCAGGACAGGGTGTTCATGTCAATCCTGCAAAAGGTCGTGCATTCGATGTGAATGATTTCGCAGGTATTCTTCAGAAATATGAAGCAGAAACATTCACCGAATATTACAACCTCAACATGGACAGACAGTATTCTGTCTCTCTCCCACGCACCAAAATCAAGAATGCATTCACCACTTGGGGTGATTTGGAAGCATTCATCAATGGCATCGTGAATTCTCTATACAACGGTGCAGAAATTGATGCATACAATTACACCAAAACCCTCGTTTCCAGTGCATATCTCGGCAAGCGTGTTCAGGTCAAGAAAGTTGACGCAGTTGTCGATGAAGCAACTGGCAAGGCATTCATCAAGGAATTACGCAAATTGAATCGCAAGTTCCAGTTGCCATCCAGTGATTACAACGCTTGGAAACTCCTCAACGGTGATGATGCAAAAGCAATCACGACATGGACTGACCCTCAGAACATCGGTCTCATGATTACTGCAGATATTGAAGCAGAATTGACCGTTGATGTTCTCGCATACGCATTCAACATGTCCAAAGTTGATGCAGAGGAATTCATCGCAAATCGTGTTGTCGTTGTCGATAATTTCGATGTATATGATGATGATGGAAATAAGGTATTTGATGGTTCTGCAATTCAGGGCATCATCTTCGACAAAAATTTCTTCAAAATCAAGACTCAGGACAATGCGATGGATGAAATCTATATTCCATCCAACCGTTGTTGGCAATATTTCTACAATGTCAACAAACTCTACAACACGAGTTTGTTCGCAAATGCAGTCGTTCTTGCAACTGCATTACCACCAGAACCAACCTCTGAATAGTTGATTCGCAAATTTCCCACCTCTTGACAGGTGGGATTTTTGTTGTGTGCTATACTATAAGTATGGCAACACCTATTTCACCAGATACGAGTGTCTATCTCTTGAAATGTCCTCTCGAACTGGACAATCAACATCAGTTGACTTTCGCAAGCAGGCAGGCACAACAAAATTATTTCATGAGTTTGCCGAAGATTGAACTCGACAAATTCTCATATCAAAGGCAGGATGGAGTTCTGCGTGTTGGAGAACACATCGATAATCTCCTCGAATATAATTATGTGATGTATCAAAATGAAAACTATACTGACAGATGGTTCTACGCATACATTACTGGAATGGAATATATCAACGACAACTGCACTTTCGTTTCAATCAAAACGGATGTGATGCAGACTTGGTTTCCTGACCTCACTTTCAAGCGTTGTTTCGTTGAAAGGGAACATGTCAACGACGATACTTTCGGTCTCCACACTCTTGAAGAAAATATTCCTAGTGGCGAATTTGTATGCAATTATACAACCACAATGGGATTCGGAAGCAACCCTCGCAAATGCTATTGTATGGTGATGCTTTCTGAACTACCTGCATCAATGCAGGATGATTATGGAAACAATGCTCGCATCTACGGTGGCATTCCAAATGGTTGTTATCTGGTCGGTATCGAAATGTGGTTGAATGATACGCAAGTTGTTTCATATCAGAATATCAATCAGTTGATTGAATATTTCGACTCAAAAGGGAAAGCAGATGCAATTGTTGCGATGTTCCTCGTTCCTGAAAGTTATTTCCCAGACAATATCAACATCATGTCGTTCCAATTGGATGAAAATTATAGTTTTGATGGTTTTGTTCCTCAAGGTTCATTATCTGCAAAAGAGATTTTCTCATATTCATTCAACATGAATCCAAATCTTGATGGATACAAGCCAAAGAACAACAAATGCTTTACGAAGCAATTCAATTATCTACTTGTTTCAAACAACGCAGGCTCAACTGCAACATACAATTGGGAAGATTTTCAGAGTGCAAATGATAAAGACCCTATTTTCAAGGCATATGGTGTTTTGTCTCAAACATTCCCAACAAAACTCGTTCCAATGAATTATAAAAATTCATCAAATGATGGATATGCATATTCACTCAGTGGAACTCCATTTCCTATTGTTTCATGGTCATCTGATTACTATCTTAACTGGCAGGCGAAAAACGGATGGAAAGGTGTTCTCGACAGGGCATCAACACTCGGAAACAATTTCGGCGAATACCAAACAAATAATAAAAGTGCTATCGAAAATTTCGGTGATTTTCTCTACAACGCAGGGATGGGTGTCGCACAAGAGGTTGTTGCAATTGGAAACACAATTTCAGGGTCAATGGGTCAAGCAGAAAAAACTCCGAATACGGTTGCAGGAAACGCAGAAAACGGAGACATCACTTTCTCGTTGTCGAGATGTGGTTTCACATTTTATGATATGAGTGTGAAAGCAGAGGTGGCGAAGATTATCGATGATTATTTCTCGGCATATGGATACAAGGTCGCAACATGGAAGATTCCAAATTTCACTGGTCGCAGGAACTGGAATTTCGTGAAATTGAATCAAGTGAATGTTGTCGCAGATGTTCCACAAACTGACCTCGATGAAATCAAAAAGATTCTCCTCGCAGGCATTACTCTCTGGCATAATCCTGCAACATTCCTCGATTACTCGCAGACAAATTCTATCGTATAATAAAAACAAAGAAAGGAACTCATGGCACGAAAAGTCAATGTCAAACCTCGACCTCGTGGAATCAGAGAAGATGCCATCATTTTGAACAATGACACTTTCGATGATTACTGCAACAGGTTCTACAAAATCGCAACATCAATCTTCGAGTGGGTGAATCTACCTGATTCGATGGATGGAGAATATCTCGAACATGTCCTGTTCTACAAGGGTATGGGTGCGATGCTCAAAACTGAATTGTATGGTTTCATCAATACGAAAGCAACTCCATCAGGCGATTACAATATCTACGGTCGACCAACGCAACTCAACTGTTATTCATATTCGTTCAACGAGGTTCGCAAAGTATACAACGGTTTGATTCGTGATGCTGATGGAAATATCACCAACGGTGAAAACTCCGAATGTATCCTCGTTCGCAATACCTTACTTGCAAAACCGACTTTCTCAAGTATGAGATTGTTCGCACTGAGACTCACCGAACTCGAGAGAACGATGGACACGAATGTGAAGCGTTGCAAAGACCCTTACATTTTGAAAGCAAATAAGAATCAGGAACTTACGATGAGACAGGTTCTTCAGGATGCAGATAACAATGTTCCTGCAATCATCGTTGAAAAGAATTCCCTCGATTTGAAAGACATTGAAGCAATTCCACTCAAGGTCGATTTTCTTGGCAAGGATATGATGGAATACAAAGAGAAAATCATGAACGAAGCGTTGACTGTTCTTGGTATCAACAATCTCGGCGAAAAGCGTGAAAGACTCATTTCTGATGAAACGAACTCCAACAACGAACTCATCAATATGAATCTTATGTCGTATCTGACTCCACGCAAGCAGGCATGTAAAGAATTCAATGAAAAGTTCGGATTGACTGGTGATAAGGCAATCGATGTGCGTGTTCGTTCTGACTTGGACAACATCATTAAACGAGAGATGTCCTCTATCAAGGATGAATTTGGTGTTGAAGAAACTGAACAGACAGAAGAAAGGACTGAAGAATAATGGCGATTTTCACTTTCTCGCTTCGTGAATTGTGCGAAACTTTCGGTCGTGATGAAATCAAGAAATGGTTCATGGATTATGAACTTTCAGATTATCTCACGCAGGATGAAATTGATGCCATCAACAAGCGTGGAACATGGTCGAAAGATAAACTCGCAGAGAAGATTATTGACCATTACTATATGCATGAATCAGGGCAAGAGACTCCTGCGTTGTTCAAGCATTATGCCAAAGTTGCGATGCAGGAGATTATGGAACAGAAACTCCCACTCATCTACTCTGCATCTATCAAGTATGACCCACTCGTGAATGTGGATTTCACTGAGACATACCATGCAACAAATAATACAAATACAGAGAACTCTGGTGATGGCTCGACAAGGAACAGTGATACACCACAAGGAAATGTGAAGAAAGAGGATATTCTTTCAGGCGATTATGTATCTTCTACGAGTGGAAACGAATACACTGGCAAGGGCAAAAGCAACGAGGTTCAGGATTATACAAAGACCACGAAAGGCAATTCTGGTGTATCTGCAACTGCACAAGCGATGGTGAAGCAATATCGTGAAAACATTGTGATGATTGATAGAGATATCATCAATGACCTTGCAAGCATCTTTCATGGTGTTTTGGTATAATAAAGACAGAAAGGAATGAAAATGGCAATCAAGAAAATTGACATCACTGCACCACCAAATTCACTCTTTCAGGGAATCTCGACCAACTATCAAGACAACCTGACTTATGCAGAGTATTTGCTCGGTGTATTGAAGAAATTGAATGAAACGATTGTTGTGGTGAATTCTCATCAGGAATTCATTGAAAACTATTCTGGACAGATTGAAGAAATGCAGGCAGAACTTGCAGAATTCAAAGAGGAATGGAATCAATACAAAATTGACTTGAATGCATCCATCGCACAACAGATGGCAGATTTCAGAACTGCAATCGAATCAGAACTTGCAGGTGAAATTGCTCAGATTCGTGCATATATCGATGTTCAGGACAATGCGTTGAAAGACTATATCGACAATGTTGCACTTGGGCAAATCTTCGTATATAATCCTGCAACTGGCGAACGGCAGGATTTGCAGACTGTTATCAACTCATTGTTTGACTCTGGTCGTGAAAATGCACTTACGGCTGATGAATACGATGCACTTGCACTTACTGCAACATATTATGATGGACAAGACATTTCTGCATACGATTATGATACTGCAGGAAAGACCTTGCTCGCTTCGTAAAATATAAAATAATGGAAAGGAAAGAAAATGTCCTCAACCAACCACACTACAAACTATAATCTCCCTCAGTTTGTCGGTTCAGACAAACCTGCATGGCTCGGAGACATCAACCCTGCGATGAATGCAATTGATACTGCGATGCATGCAAATGCAGTCAAGGCACAACAGGGTGTCGATGATGCTTCTACTGCACAGACTCGTGCAAATAGTGCATATGCCCTTGCAGATGAAGCAAAAACAAACGCAGGAACGGCACAGACTACTGCAAACACTGCTATTGGAAACGCACAGACCGTTGCAACTGCACTTGAAGCTTTCATGCGAAAATTCAATTTCACGACTTTCACTGATGGTGATACCTCTCAAATGAATCCTGTTGGTGCTGTTATCAACAACATGACTCTTGCACAGAATAGCGATGGAAGCATCTTCAAGGTATATGGCAACTTACAGGTCAACCCTAACGCAAGTGTTGCAAAGAAACCAATCGCAGGTATGAGTGGATACTACGGTGTTGACTTGAACTTGCAACTTGCATCTGCACCAACTCAAGCATATATCATCAAGGCAGGTGGTGTTGTTATCGGCACACGCAACGATACTGTTGCGACATACGGTAGCGTTGGCACTGATTTGGCAGTCGGCACTGATGGCAAAATCTACATGTTCCCGAACACTTTCAGTGAAAATGTCCGATTCGATAATACATCTGCATGTCGTTGTTGGGCATTCCCTTGCGTATATTTCAACACCAATTTCGGTGATACTCCAACTCCTGAAGCATAAAATATAGCAAAGCAAAATTCCACCTCGAATGAGAGGTGGTTTTTTGTGCGAAAAACGGCGTGTCGGCAAAATAACAGATAAGAATGTCGGTTGTGCTTGCATTTTGCGTGAAATATTATGTGATAGTTGACTTTTGATTTT